GCATCAGCCGCCGCATCAGCCGCCGCAAAAGCCGCCGCATCAGCCGCCGCAAAAGCCGCCGCATCAGCCGCCGCAAAAGCCGCCGCATAAGCCGCACGAGCCGCCGCATCAGCCGCCGCAAGTTCATCAGCCGTAGCCTGTCCATTAGCGAACCGCTCCGCGCAATCAATCGCGGCTATGCTTCGCGGATCTCGTTTGCTCTCCACAACCAACATCATCGCCTGCCGAGCGCACCAGACCGCGAATAGCCGCAGGTCACGTGCGGAGATGCAATCCTCCCGCAGTGCGCACCAGAAGCGGTCGTTCACGGGAATGTTTCCCATGAGCAGAATATCCAGCGCCGTGCCTGACCATCCCTCGGGCAACCACTTGCTTGGGTCGTAGCATGGGTTCCATGAGCGGATGTTTTCGAGGGTGAAGGTTTTTTGGGTTTTCATAGTGGTCAAAACGCTCGGGTGGTGAAGGCGTGGCTAAAGCATCCCTTTCTGGGTCAAAACGATCACCAGCGCCTTTTCAATTATTTTGGTCTGAGTGAGCCCGGTCTTGATGCTAGTTTTTTTCAAGTTGGCAGCCATGGCTTCAGGTAAACGAAAGTGCAGTTGCACTCTCGGCTTGTTCTTCTGTTTGCGTTTCATTGGGGCGACAATGACACGTGTACACAAGTGTGGCAAGAAAAAACTTTTGACATGTGTACACAGTGTGTTAATATGGCCTTGTCGTTATTGAAAATTATGAAAAAAAATACTGTTAAGAAAGTTCAAGTTCACTTCCGCGTGCCTGTTGAAATTGCCAGCGCTTTGGAGCGTTTGAGCAGTGAAACCGGGCGCACATCCACCAGGATTGTGGAGGATGCTTTGCTGCTATGCTTCCGTGGCGACCAGCTTCGGGTCATGCAAAAGTCTGCCGCGCTGCGCGAGGATATGGCTGCCGGAAAGCCGCTTTTTGCGACAAGCAGCCGTACCCGTCGCGCACACCATGAATCATGGTCCAGGGAAACCTCTGGGAATATCGAAGGAAGCGATGCCAACAATAAATGTGACTGTAAACCATCTGTGCCACTGGTGCAGGAGCCAGTGCCTTTTCCCTATCACCGCCTACACGTCCTCGCCGCAGCCTGACGATGTTCCACCTGTCGTCTATGCTGATAAATCTCCCGCTCTCGACGTGGCCATCCGGCTTTTGGTCTGCGCAAAGGAGCAGTCTGGATGCCGCCCGCACTACGTTAAGTCTCTCCGCCAGTATTTGACCCTCTTCGCCCGCTCCCACCCAGGCCGCACCGTGGCCAGCCTTACGGTCCACGATCTTCAGCGGTGGTTTGCTGCCAGGAAAGAAACCCCGTCCTCAGAAGTCGGCAGCCGGGGGAAGCTATCCAGCCTTTTTCAGTTCGCCGTCCGCCAGAATTGGATTGCCTCCGACCCCTGCAAGCGGCTGGAACCGATCAGGGTTGACTCGCCACCGCCGCGAATTCTCACGGTAGAACAGGCCCGGATTGCGCTTGAATGGACGGCACAACACGCCCCGCGCATGATGCTCTACTTGGTGCTCGGCATGTTCGCCGGGCTTCGTCCCATCGAGCTGACCAAGTTGCAGCTCGACGCTATCGGCTCGGGGCGCATCGTTGTCGGTGCAGGAGTGGCCAAGACGCGGAGCCGCAGAATAATCCCCGTTGACGAACATCTGGCCGCTTGGATCTCGCTGGGTGGTGATTTACCGGCAGTGCCGTGGCATGTGGCAATTTACTATCACAAACTCAGGCGCGTTTTGAAGCTCAAGCCGTGGCCCAAGGACGTGTTGCGTCACACGTTCATCAGCTACGCCTACGCCCAAAATCCAGACCTTGCACGGCTGGCCAGCATCGCCGGGAATTCGCCGGGCGTAATTCTGAGGCACTACCGCGCCCTCGTCACCAAGGAGGATGCTGACCGGTTCTGGTCACTTCTCCCCCGCCAGCACGCTCCGAACGGTCGAGGCGTCGGGCTGCCCGGTGCTGGGGAATAGCTTCCACCCGGCCCCCTTGCCCTTGGCGATGCGGGCGTAATACTGCTCGGCCAGCTTGAGCTGCTGCTTCTGGTGCGGCGTCAGGCTGGCCACGAACTCGGCCTGTAGCTTCGCCTTGTCGATCCCGGTGGCATGGAGTCCAGACAGGGGAGCCTGGCCCAGGATGCTCAACTCATACCGCTGGGCCGTGTATTTCAGCTTCACCAGCTCGCCGTGGAACCGCAACGCCGCCTCAGCATCGCCCCGGTAGATGGCCTTGCGGAAATTGCGGATCACCAGGTCGGCAGGCTCCCCGGGGTCACGGCGGGCACCGTAGCGCGCCTCGATGAAGTCCCCGGCTTTCTCCTTGATCTCGTAATAGGACCACTGCTGCGGGTCTCGGCGGCGGATTTGCAGCACCTTCTGCTGTATCCATTCCCCGCCCGGCTTGCCCAGGTATTTGCCATCGGTCAGCCGGCGGATCAGGTCCACGCCATCATCGTCGGTCAGGTTGCCCACCACGCGCCACCACAGGTCATCCTTGCCGATCCGGCGGGCGTCCGTGATGTCAGGGAACGGGTCACGTCTGGCAGCGATCATGTAGCCGCCCTTGATGATGGGTCCGATGGACTGGGCCAGCTTGTTGGCCACCGTCAGCGGTTGCTGCTTGCCCCAGTCGGTAACGGCCTGCCCTAGGGTAATCTCGCCGCGGTAAACCTCAGCCGCCAGCCGGGCCGCGTTGTCGCCCCCGAGCCATCCCATCAGGTCGCCCAAGGCGGTGGTGACATAAATGACGCGGGTCTGGCCCTTGTCATCCTTTCCGGCCAGAATATGGAACCGGCGGCGGTCCTCGGCGGACAGGGTAGCCTCAAGGTCGTCATCGTCCCATGCGCCGGCCGCCCGGCCGCCAACCGTGTTCCAGAGCTGGACGATGGCGTATGGGATCAGGATGCGCAAGGCGAGCCCGGCGGCTGTGGTGGCTGCCGATACCGCCCCCGCGCGCGCCGCGTCCATAGCGCCAGCCCGGTCGCCCAGGCGCAGGCTTTCCGTGGTGTTCCTGAACAGGTTGGCCCAATACTTGAAATTGACCTCAGTCCACGAGTAGAACGGGACAAGATTCCGGCGGAGCCACATGCCGTTGACGCTCAAATCGCCGTAATCGCCGAACGTGCGCCGGCTGATCATGGCCGCCTTTTCCTCGTTGGTGGGCAGGGCGTCAACGTCGCCCCGATAAGCGCCGGCATAGACGGGGGCATTACCCCGGTTCAAACGGTCCATGTCGGCCAGGAACTTGGCATAGCGGAACCAGGACTCGCGCAGCCGGCTGGCCTCGGTGGTGGAGTTGGCCGCGCCCCGGGTGACCAGGTTGATCAGGCCAAAGTACCCGGTCAGAGCATGGGTGGCCCCCTGCCGGATTTTCTCGCCTCGGGTCAGCAGCTCGTCAATCTTCATCTCAGGCAAGCCGTTGCTCATCTCCATCATCGTCACCGCGTCCATGACGCCATGCTGAATCGCGGCCTGCATCAGGGGCGTGGGCTCACCGCCCCGCAGGTATCCGGCCACTTCCTTGAGCGATTGCCACATGAACTTGCGCATACCGGGGTCTGCCCCGATCAGCTTATCAATGATGTCGGTCCCGCTGTTGCCGTATTCGTAGCGGATATAGTTCCACGGGGCGAACAGTTTTAAGGCCTTCCACATGCCCACCGTGCCCCGCATGGCGCGCAAAACCGCGTTCCGCTGGGCCTGCTGCTCGCCTTTCCACCGGGTTTCAATGCCGTTCAGCGCGTCCGCGATGGCTTGTGGGATGGCCCACCGCTCCTTTTCGCCCATCGTAAACGCCTGCTCGATGGCCTCGGGCGAGATGGACAGGTCAACGCCCATGTTGCGCAGCATCGCCCCGAGGTCACCGCTTTGGGCCAGGGTGACGCCCAGCGCGCGCGCCAGCTCCCCGCGGTCAATCACATAGTCGGGGCGCATGGGCAGCTTCTTGGAGGCGTCATAGAGCACATAGCCCGGCGGAAGCAGGTTGCGCCAGTCAACGGGATTAGCCTGGTCCCGCGCGTCTGCCATCGCCTTGGCGTTGGCCTTGAGCCGGTCGGAAATGTCGAACGGCTTGAGGTATTTCTCGACGGCATCCTGGTGCGCGTTGTGCATCAGCACATCCGCCACATGCCGATAGACCGCCGAAATGTAGTCCGTTTCGATGGCCTTGACAGAGCCGGTCGGCTCAATCATGTAGGGGCGGAAAGGCTCTTCCGTGATGGGGGCGATCCCGGCCAGCTTGCGCGCCGTCTTTTCCACCACCAAATGGGGAAAATACTGCCGGTTCTTCATGCCCTCGGGGATCAGATGCCCGTGATCCTCCAGCGCCTTGGACATTTCGGCCATCAACGCATAGTGGCGCCGCATGGCTTCGTCAATCTCCGCCCGGTGGGGGCTGGCAAGGATGGCCCGCTCGACGGCTGACAGTTCCGCCTCGACGGTGGCCACGTCCAAGTCGAACGGCAGGCGGAAGACACTGCCCCCCTTGGAATAGACCGCCACACGGGCGCGGAAGTCGCGCAGCAGAACCGCCTGATTCATCAAAAACAGCGGGTTTCCCGTGTCCAGCATCCGTTGGCGCAGAATTTCCATGCGCTTGCGGGCCTCGACCAGTCCCTTGGGTGGATTGGCCAGCAGTGCGTCGAGCTTGGCGGTGATTGCGCCCGGGGGCTTGCCCGCGTCCACGGCTTCCGCGACCTGCTGGTGCAGCCGGTCAATCTCGGCCTGATATTCCGACTCGAACCGGGACGCCACCCGGCCCGCGGCCTTGTAGCTGTTTACCAGCTCGGGGTTGACGTCCGCACTGGGCAGCTTAAGCAGGGGCTCAAGGACGTGCAGGAGCTTGCCCTCGGCGGCCTTGGCAGCGTTCACGGCTTCGCGCCGGATGTTGCGCAGGAACTCTTCCACCTGGCGACCGCGGGCGGCTTGGTTGCCCACGATTTCAAGCTCGGGCACCTGGGTGGCGAAAGAGCGCAGAAACTTGCGAAAGGCTCCCAGTTGCTTGGCCGGGGTGTTGGTGTTGTGCATGGCCGTGCCAAGCGCCATGGCAACCTGCTGGCGACCGGGTGGCGGCGTAGGGGAACCCTCGGGCGTCTCGCGCGGCTTGCGGGGCTGGCCACCTTCGGGCGGGAGCGTGGGCACTTCGGCTTGGAGCTTCTTAATCTCGGCCAGAATTTGCCGGGCGAGGTTCACATCGTTGTCCCGCATGGCCGCGATGCGTTCTTGGGTCAACTGCTCAATCTCGCCCAACACCGTGCTGCGGGTGCGGGGGGACATGGAGAACCGAATATCGTCGTTCTCCAAGTTGAACCGCTTCGACAGCGGGATCACGTTCCCGGCATCGTCGCGGGTGATTGGGTCGGCGTCACGTTGCCGAAGGCTGAATCTCGTCCCCTCATCCATCGTTAGGAACTGCTCGCCAAACACTTCTTTGATGTAGCGCTGGGCCTGAAGCTTTACAGCGTTTGCCCCATTCATCTTGGCCGGGTCGCCTACGGGATGCTCCCGGATGTCGCCGTAGTTCAAGCCGCTGGCATTCAGAATATCGAATAGCCCACGACGTTCATCGTTCCGCGCCTGTTCCCCGGCCCAAATGGCGTCCACATCCTCCTTGAGGCTCCGCTTCCAGTCCACGGCCCCGCTCTTGTGCCGGACCACCCGTTGCAATGCGGCGGCTTCATTCTCCATGGCTAAAGCCCATTCCAGCCGCTTGGATTGCCACGCCCGGAGCTTCTCATAGACGCCGTTGGTGGTCTGGCTCGCCGATCCGTCGGACTGGGCGATGCTGAAACGTTCGCCAGCCTCTTCCATCGTGACCGGCTCGCCGTTCTTGTGCGTGATGCGGATGTCCGCGTCGTTGAAAATGACGTAGTTGCGGGTTTTCTCAGACTCGCCCAACGCTAGTCTGCTTCCTGCGTCAAAAAAACGAATCCCCTTAATTCCACGGCCTGCCAGCCTGCTGGATGCTTTTTGGGGATCTCCTAGCATTTTGTAAACATCGCGCCCTTTTGTGTATTCAAAACTAGCCCCTCTAAATTCAGCAGAAATTGAAGCCTTTACGATGTTACTCTGTTCTGAAACACGCTTATCCCAATCCAAAAGCTCGTCATCTTCAACCAGTAGTTCGACGGTGTATTCGTTGCCGTAAACAGCAGAATTTGCGCGTTGAACTTCTTTTTTTAATTCGTCTGACGCCTTTTTTTCAATGTCTTTCTCGTAAAATGCCATGCTTGTCTCGCCAGGATTCCTTATAGGAGCGATCCTGTAGCGTCCTGTGCCGTCCGACCAATAAACCGAAAGCCCCTCTTTTTTTGCTATTGCATCCAATTCGCCCTCTCTATTGCCGCTATCCCTATCTGAAAGTTTTTCAGCGTATGTCTTCGCTACCTCCTGATTCTGCGAAAAGTATAGCCCCCACCCAAAAGCCTGAAATCCTTCTCCTGTCCCGATTTTACTGGTGCTGAACTTGTCCACTTCATGCGGCGTACCGTGATAGGCGCGCAAGCTGAACATCGCCGGGCCGACCAGTTCGCCACCGTCAAACGACAACCTCCGGGTTTCATCGGTCGGGGTGAACGGCATCCGCTGGCGTTCCTCCCCACCCTCAGCATTCACAGCCACGCGCCCCCCGCGCAGCTCCGCGCGCCGTTGGTCCTTCACCGCCGCCAGAAACGCCCGGGCCACCTCCATATCACTCAACTGCATCCGGCTCGACGGGAACGTCTGCTTGAACCATGCCCGCGCCAGCATCGCAATCCGCTTGCTCACGCTCTTGTTGGCCCGCGTCAGCTTGGACAGATGCTCGTCAACCAGCATCCGCCGATAGCTAGCCTCGCTCTGGTCCTTGCCCCGGACATAGCCCATGTCGTTCAACCTCTTTTCCACCGACGGCGTAACGAACAAATTGGCCACCTGCTCGAACAGGCTTTGCGTCTCGGGTTGGCTGAAGGCGTCATGGGCGGATTCCTCGCGCATGATTTGAAGCGCCCGCAGTGCCCCGGGGATGTTCTCAGGCACGATCACGATTTCGCGGGTGCTCGGCAGGTAGAACGATTCCGCCTCGATGCCCCGGGCCGCCATCCGTTCTCGCTCGGCTGCTGTGATGGCTCGGAACGTCACCCCGGGCAATCCTTCCCGTGCCACCCGCTTCACCGCCGCAATCAGTCCGTCTGGCGTCACTGCTCTAGCCGGTGGCACTGGCCCGCTCTCGCTGCGGCGGATGGCCCACAGGTCATCCCCGCCGCCGAACATGTCAGCTTGGCCAAGGGTGCCCGTGTCGCCCGTCAGTCGGTCGCCCTGGCGCTTGGCGGCTTCATCCTTTTGCTTCTGACGCTCGATCTCCGCCGCGTCCTTCTTCGGGTCGCCGCCGAACAGGTCACCCTGCCCTTCATCGGCTTCCGGTCGTCCCCGCAACGAATACCGCCCCTGTGCCGGGGTCCAACTGCCCTTGTCGGGATGCACCCAGGCCCCGGGCGGTATCTCCTGGCGGCCGTATTTGTCGCCGTCATGTACCGTCACTTCGCCCGTGTCCGGGTCAATCGCCGTGACTTCCACCCACTCACCGTTGACCTGGAACCGGTCGCCCACCAAAAGCTGATCCGAATCAACCCGCTGATTGCCCTGCACCTTTTTCTTCTTTTCGTTGGACAAGGCCGCGTCGGCAAACTCGGTCATCTTCTCTTCCGGGGTCAGCTCGTTGCGGAGCTTTTCCCGCTGGCGCACCGCCGAGTCAATGGCGTTGTAAAGGTCGTCAGCCGTCTCGAACCGGAAATCTTCGGTTGCCAGCTCACCCAAGAGCGTGTCGGGTCGGTGGGCGGCGTCCTTGGACACCAGAAACCGGGCCAGTCCATGGAAAGCTTCCCGAAAGCCGTCATACTCCCCGCCCTTGTAATTGGACGTTGACGGTGGGCGCACCCCGCCCAGGTCCTGGATGGCGTCCAGCACGTCGCGAATGCCGTCCCGGCGCCGGGGCACCGCGAACGAGCCGCGGGACAGGCGTTCTTTGGGCTTGGCGGTGGCAGGCGCGGGCATTTCTTCGGCGGGGACAGGCTGAATACGGGTGGCCGGGGCGGCGGGGGTTGCGGACGCAACAGTGGAAGCCGGGGCGGGTGTCGGTGTCGCCCCATCAATCTCCGCGTCCAGTTCCGCCTGCAAATCCTCCGCCGTCTCGCCCTGGTCAGTAACGGCCACGGGCGGCTTCGGTGCCGTCGGCAGCAGTCTTTCCTTTGTGCCATACATGCCATAGGTCCACTCGGTAGCCCCCGGAAGCTTCTGTCGGCGTATCCACAGGGGCCCCTGGTCAGCCTCGAACTCGGCCAGTGTGCTGCCCTCAAGCCCCAGCTTGGGCGCGATATGGTCCGCCCAGACCTCCGCCGTGACCGGCTCGACTACCACCGTCAGGCCGGGCTGGCCGTCCGGGCCGGTGTGCTGCGTCAAGACGGCACCCTCAGGCAGGGCAGGTTTGGATGGCATAGGCCGGGCCACCGTTGGCGCTGGCTGCGTCGGAGCCGCTTGGGGAGCCAACTGGTTGCCCTTGATGGCCGCCTCAAGCTCAGCGGCAAGGCTGCTCGTCACGGCCCCGGGTGGCAGCACGTCAGACTTCGCACCCTGCACCTGGGCGGCTGGCTCGGATGGCGGTACCGCGGGAGGTGTCACGGGAGCCACCGGAGCGGCCGGAGGCACCGGCTGACGACCGCGCAACAGCCGTTCCATGGTATCGGCCTGGGTCCGGGGCGTGGGCCGGTTCTTGATGGCTCCGTGAATTAAGCTGGTCGGGACGGTTAGGACTCCGCCGGCCAGACCAGCCATGGCGATCTCGTTTAGCGCCTCGCCCGTCGTCATGCCGGGGCGGAATGTCTGCTTGGAAACGATAGACTGGACCGTCTGGTCAATGGCTTCCTCGGTGCCCTCAGCCGCGAACGACCGGGCCACCTGGGCAATGAACGGCGCCAGCCCCTTCTTGACGGCATCCCAGCTTGCCTCAAGGCCACCGGTAGCCGCGCTGGTTCCAAAAGCCGCCGTGATGACCGCCGTGCTGAATCCCGAAGCCGCCGCCGGGAACAGCGCCTTTTGCTCGGCCTTGTCCTCGGTCAGTCCGCCGTCCATGTAGGCCCGCTTGGCGTCCGCGAAGACGCCTCCGAACGACTGGGCCGCCCCAATCATGGCCGCCGCCGGCAAAGCGATCGGTGTCATGGCCAGCGGCGCGGCCGGCAGCATGGACTGTGCCGAGGCCGCCACGTCCCCAGCCGTCTTGGCCACCGGGCCGCCTCCGACAGCGTCCTGCAGGGCCTGGTATTCCTTGCCGATGATCTCCGCGCCCTGCATCAGCTCGCGGCCAAGCTTTAGGGACGCATTGGGCGGCTTCTGGGGTGCAGCTACCGGCGGCGCCACGTTGGACGGGAACAGCCGATCGTCCTCGGCCTGGATGTCTGGGCGCGCCGGGGCGTCTGACCTGGTGAATGCCTTCCCTAAGCCTGCCAGAACACCACCAACCTGCTGTGGCACGTCCACGTTGACGCCGCGCTCGGCACCAAGCAGGGTTTGAAGTGCCAGTTTCGACGGGGTAAACCGATCCTGTTCAGCCTGGTTACGGGCGGCCTCATCCAACAACATCCGCCGCTTGGCCAGTCTGGCGGCAAGGGCAGCAGGGTCCGGTCCAGCTTCCCCGAGGATTTCCATCCCGGCCCCCGCCGGGGCGTCAACCTCACCCAGAATTTCCATCCCCGCACCCGTAGGCGCGGCCACTTCGCCGAGGATTTCGAGGGCCATAAATCATTATTTCAGACGGGCGTTGAACCGTTTGCCGTTTTGGATCAGGACGAACGTGTCGCCCGGCTTTAGCCCAGCCGCCCGGGCTTCGGCCTCTGAATTGTAGGACTTCTCGCCGGTCTTGATCTCGACGGCGCGCGCGGCGTCTTCCGGAGTGGATTTGCCGGACTGCTGGCGCTCGCGGATGGCTTGCAACTCCGCCGCAATCGCGTCTGCCTTAGTGCGCGCGTCATATTCCTCCTTGGTCAGGTGTTCGGTGATCTCCGCCCCGCTGGGGTCCTTGCGCGCCACGGTATAGGGGCGCTCGGGCTTCGCCGCCGCCCCGCCACCGCCCATGCCCGCCCGCGCGGTGATCTCGCCTTGAGTGAACGCCGTTCGGGCGTCCACCCGGTCAGCCCCAGCGCCCTGCCGATCCGACAGCATCTTGTTTTGCAGCGCCAACCGCGCCATGTAGGCTTCCTGCTGGGTCAAGTCCCGCTTCGCCCGCGCGTCCTCTTCCATGCGCGTTTGCATCAGCTTTGCGCGCGCCACCGGGGGCATGTGCGCCTCAAACGTGGTCGCCATGTGCTCCTTCAACCGCTGCTGCTGCTCCGAGGTAAGGCTGGCCGGTTCCTCGCCAATACCATTGTCCTGTAGCCATTGCCGCTGCGCCTCGCCCGCCTTCTGGCCTGCCGTCGCCCATGCGGCATCCTCAGCTTTGATCCTGGCCGCGCGCGCCTGGTCGTCTTCCAGCGCTGCCGTCCTAATCTTGCGGTTCTGCTGGCGATCATCCTCGTTGGCCGCGTCCAGCAATGCCTGCCGCTTGTCCTGCTCACGCTCGCGCGCCTGGGCTTTGGCCAGCAGGTCGCGTTTCATGCGCCGTTCGGCTCGGGACTGCTCAGACCGCCCGAAGCTGTCAATCGCGTCCCCCAAAAATGCTGCGTCTGCTCGGTTCATAATGGTCCCTTACGATGTCATTCCACCACTACCACGGATTGCCGCGATCGCCTTGATGCCCAACCCGATCCCCGTCACCCACGGATTTTGTTGCTGACTGGCCCATCCCATTTCCTGCGCATAGTTCTGCTGCGCAAACTGCGCACTCTGCGCCCCGGCGTTCTGGTTCACGTTGGTCTTCAACGGCCCGTAAGACTGGTTTGGAACCGCCCCAGCCTGCGCCCCGGTCAGGCTGGAAAACTGCGCCGTCGGGGTCTGCCCGCTCATAAACGCACCGAGGTTGCCCATCTTCTGCTGTGTCCGCTTGTAAGTCACGTCGTCCGGCGCGCTCCCGCTCGACAGCCACGCCGCCGCCGATGCCTGGTTCGCCCGCCGCCGGTTCTCCGCTGCCGTCCCGATCTCCATGACCCGCTGGAACGCCGGGGCCATGCCATAGACATTCCCTGCCGCCGTCTGATTGGCCAGTGATGCCTGCTCCACTTCCCTCCGGATGTCATCCGTCAACCCACCACCCGCCGCCAACTGCTCGCTGATCTGCCGGTCCATCTCCAAAGCCGTGGCACTGGGGCCAGGGGCGTCCTGCGACACCATTGCGAACAACTGCCGCCGCGCCGCCGCACCCTGCGGGTCGGACTGCTCCAGCTCGCGCAGACTCTGGTTGATGAAGTCCGTCCCATACTTCTGCCGCAAAGCCAGCGCTGCGCCCGCCAGCTTGTCGCTCTCGGCGGCGGTAATGTCGGCGTCACCCAGCCCGGCAAAGATGCCCTCTCCGGCGCGCGCCTGCGCCTCGATGAGTCTGCGTTGCGGCAATGTTGCGATGTCGGCCTCGACGCCCGCCCGGTTGGCTGCCGCGTAATCGGGTGCCGGTGGTTGATCGTTTGAGAAACAGCCCATATTATTGGAGTTGCTTGATGTTCAGGGTGGTTACACCCAATTTAACGTATCCGAGCCGTTCGATGTGCGGCCAAAATGGGCTCGTCTCCGCACACGGTAAAATCACATGCCGATGACCAAGATTGGCCAGCAGCATCTCGCCGCAGTTTAGCAGGCCCAGGCTTTCGCGCGGTCCCACCTTGCCCGTTGCAACCCAGGTGTGCAGCATGGGCACCACGCCAAGGCTGGCGTAGCCGACCACCTCGCCGCCCCGATCAATGACGTGCGATGGCCCCACCACAATGTGGTTGTCGGCGCGCGCGGCGGCGGCCAGCCGTTCAAGGTCAGCCGGGCCGGCCAAAGGGCGGAGCCATGGATGCAGGTTATTCATTTTGAATGGTGTCCACGAATGCGGCCATGGTCAGATTCTTGACGCACATTTTGCCGGCGTCACAAGCAAGCTCGATGAACGCCTCATTGAACTGCCCGGAAAGCGCCTTGGCATTGCGTCCGCCAAGCTCTCTGGCTAGCTCAAACGGAAGAATTGCCGTCTCCGTCCCGAGGATAGCCCCTCCGCCAATCCCGGTGTCGTAGTCCCATGAATTGGCCTGCACGTCATCGTAGAAGATGGTCGCCCTAACCATTCTGCCAGACTCAGCGAAACGGACGTCCGCATAGAACCCGGTCTTTTGACTGACCGGTTCGCCAAAAACGAACGTCCGCAGCCTGGCCAAGGTGGCGTATTCGGTGGGCGCACCCGTGTTGCTCATATCCTTGTACGTGCCCTCGCTCGACACCCCGCCACCGTCATTCCACTGGTGGACGAATCCGGCCGTATCCCCAAACACCATCGCCGGGATGCTGCCAATTGAACTGGTGGCCCAGCAGGTAGGCGTCCAGCCGGTCCAATGCCCCATCCACGTCTGCGTCCGGTTGTTCCACACCAGCACCGTGTCGCAAGTGGTGGACGTGTCCAGTGGCACCGCGAAAAACGCGTAATGCCGGAACCGGTGCGCCGTGATCAGGTGCGCGTAAGCCCAGTTCACCCGGTCAATGACCGTCTGAATCTGCTGCGAAAGCGGCGGCGTAACCTCGTAATCGTCCTGACCGACCGCCCGGCGCAGGCTCCGCACCCCGTCATGGCTGAAGAACAGCACGTCGTTGCCGTTAACGCAGAACGCATGGCGCCCAACGCAGCCGATACCGTCGGTGACCTGCGAGAGCGTGAACGTGTTCACTGTAATCGAGCCAGCAATGACACTGCCAGCCGGGTCAGTCTTCACCAGCCAAACCGAATTGGTCTTGAGGATGGCCGCGTAATGATTCTGGAGGCTGGCAATCCCCTGCACCAGTCGGCCGTCGCCACCAACCCTGAACGAGTTGGTAGAAGTCCATCCGCCGGCACCTCCGTCGTAAAACGCACTCACGTCAACTCGGTCAGGATAGGAACCAAACCCCGCCGCGAACATGCGCCCAGAATGCCACGTCAGAGCCATGGCCCCGACCGGTGGGTCCGTGGCCCCGGTACCCAATTTTGTCAGGTTCGTGCCGTCCCATTGCAGCCAAGCCGTGCCGTCAGAAAGCAGCAGACGGTATGACCCCGCCCCATCCTGCCCGACACAGCCCTCCATGAGCCCGGTAGGCGTCCAACCCACTGGGGATGTCACATCCTCCCAGGTGTTCCCGTCCCACACCCAGAACACGTCATTGGCTAGTGCCACGATCTGCTTTAGGGTGGGCGTCTCAAAATACCAGATACCTTGAATAGCTTCCCCGGCGTCAACCGCAGTCGCCCCGATAGCCAGCGTCCCCGGCCGGGTCCGCAGCAGTTGGTTATCCGTCACCAGACAGTTGACGAGCTTGGCGCAGATGTCAGCCGGTAACTGAGTCGCCCGGGTGAAAGAGTCCATGCCGCGAAACGATTCCACCCGCTCAAAGACCGGTTCATCGTCCAACTGCATGGAGTTCAGGTAGGGCATAAATCAGGCGAGGAAGTCCCCCTTGCCGCCACGGTAGTGGTGGATGGCGTCCGGCTCCACCTCGGGAATCACGCGGGTTGCGCGGGCCTGCTGGTAGAGGTTGCCGCGCTTGAGTTGCTCCAGCAGGGCCATCCCCTCGGTGGTTTTGGCAGTAGCCTTGCCATATTGCCGCATCTTTTCCAACAGGTCGGCTTGGGCGAAGGCGATCAGGCAATTATCAACCCCGGTCAGCATGGTGGTGTCGTAATCGCTGGACAACGGCGGGCACTTCCGCTTGACAAGGAAGCGCACCGATGTTGCTTCCGTCGGGATGCGGACCATCTGCACCCGCTGGCAGGGTTCCATCTCGGTGATTCCGGCGCGGACGTAGAAAGACGCCTCGGTGTCGCTTCGTGCGTTGTCCACGGCATAGACCTCGCTGACCAGTGCGTCCATTGTGATTCTCTCGATCAGGGTAAAGCCTCCAGTGATGGCGAAACCGTCGAGCGCAAAGCCCATGTCAATGTCAATTACACGGTTCAGCCGCACGTCATCGCCTTGGGATGCTGAATAGTCAGGGTTGTTCCCAATGACGTGGAGGTGTAGAATCTTGCCAGTGTTCAGGCTGCTTGATCCGCCAGAATACAGGAACGTAAGGTTGCCCGGTAGCGCGGACCCGCCCTTTTCAATCCCCATGCGCCAGATGGCCGGTGGCCTCACCATGAAGTTGGTCGGCCGGCCAGTCTCCTCATACAGGTCAAGGTCGAAACGGTAAAGGTCTTGCTCCTCGATGGGCGACACGGGCCCATCCGTCAGACGCCCACCGATTACCTTGTCCACTTCCTGCGGCAAGAACACCTCGCCGAGCTTGTCGTATCCTGTGGAGTCCCAAGGCACATTGCGGTTGACGCAAAACAGGCTCTCCAGCCAAAGTCCCTCATCCCACACCATGCGGTAGCGCTGCGCTATGAACTGCTTGCACAACGCCAGGTTTGTGGCGTCACTCAGACCGACCTTGGCACAGACGAGAGAGGCAATGGCGGATAGTCTCATGGCGTCAATATTTGACCAAATAAGTAACCACCGATGACGGCGGTTGCTGGTTGAATGGGGTGGCTACTCCGGTCGTCACGGAATTTACAGTATTCAAAGAATATGCACCGCCATCCAAACCGTTGGCTGTAATAGACACAGCCGTCACCCCAGCAGCTTCAGCAACGGTATTCGTGTGCGCCTCGTTTCCAAACAGCGTCCCAGTGCTGCGCGCCGTGAGCCCGGTCCCAGTCCCCGCACCTACCGCCGTTCGGCCCCGTAGGTCAGGCACGTTGAATGTGGTACTGTTGTCGCCAATGCCCCAGGTGGTTCCGATAGCGGTGAACAGGTTGCTGTAGGTAGTGCGCGAGACCGCCGCCCCGTCACAGATAAGCCACCCCGTCGGTGGAGATGCTCCGTGGGCAATGGCGCTGGCCTTAATATCGCCTGTGCTCCACTCGTAATCCTGCCGCGATAGCGCCAGCACGTTTGATACCCCAGGCACTAAAGTGGCCAGCACATAGGCCAGGTTGCTGGTCGTGAGGCTGACGTTGACTCCGCCCACGCTCAGAATTGCAAGATCGGTCTTGGCAAAATTCGTGACCGCCGGGCGGCTACCAATCAAGTTGGTATTTGCAAACAGCGCATTTTCAACCGTCACCTTGTGCAAAGTGCTGTTGGTAGAGTGATAGACTAGAAAATAATCGTTGGTGTCTGGTGTGGTGATCTCGGGCCGCGCCGGAACCCAGTTGGTGGAGTTGAACAGCAAGTCGGCCAGCGTTCCCCGGAAAAGGTAGCCAGACCGGTAGATCAGCATCTGATCGCTACCAGTGCTGGTGGCCGTAGCCGTCTTCCCGCTGATCGCCGCCGGCGCCAGCACCGCCCCGCTCACGTGCGTATTCAGGTCTGACGCCGTCACCCGCTGCCCGTCGGTGAACGTCTTGCCCGGCGTCAGGTCACCCGCCACCGCGCTGCCCAGCACCAGCAGGAACGCCAGCACCGCAGCCCAGGCCCGCTTGATCTGGTCCACGGTCATGCCGGTTTCGCGCCGGATTTCATCCAGGCCGCCCGGCTTCTGCTCGATGGCCTTGAACCCATCCAGCACCGCCGCGCGCTGGCCGAGCGAGTCCTCAGGATTGCCCGGAATGGACACGCTAACCCGCTGCGGAGCCGTCACCCGCCGGAACCCAGCCAGATGAATCTGGTCCCGGCACTCCACCGGGCGCACCAGTTCGATGGTCTCACCGGTCAACTCATTCTCGTAAACGTATAGGGGCATATTGGTCCTTTCATTCTCTATGACCGGCTCGCCGATGCGCCCGCCAGGCTGCACCTCCGCCGATCCGCACCGCCGCATAAATCACCCACCGGGTCAACCGACCAACCTTCAGGCTGGCCATCGCCTCGCAAAACACCGCATCCGCCACCACGCGGGACGCCCGACCGCTGTAATAGAGCCAATCGTGCAGCACCGCCGCCTTGCCGTAGCGTCCCCATGGCGGCAGGATGCCCCAGAACGGGCGGGGGATGCTGGCAAAGTCGGTCGTGAAACCCCGGGGCACATGGATCAGGAAGCCGTGATAGTCCAGCTCGAACGCCTCGCGCAGCCGCCAGCGCCGCCCGTCGGGCAACGGTTCAACCACCAGTGGCGTCCAGAGGGTCATGGGTTACTTGTTCGTCGAGAGATTCAGCGCACCCACCGCATTGCCAAGGATGGCACCGGCCGCCTCGCCTACCGCTCCGCCCGCCGCAGTGATGCTGGCCGCCTCGGGCTGACCGGAGAACGCCCCAACCTTGGTGACTGCGCTGGCCCCCGTAAGGGCGTTGCTGCGGTTATGCGAAAGCTGGCTAGCCTTGTCGCTGGCGAACAGCCCGCGCAGGCCCATATAGCTGGTGTCCTTCTTCAGCTCATGGCTCAGCAAAGTGCCGTTGGTGCTGTAGGTGCTGACCTCATGCAGTGATTCGGCCTTGCCGCCGGCCATCCGACAGCCAGTGAACATAGTCGCCGCGAGGGCGATTCCGACAATAATGGACAGGATTCGTTTCATGGTCTTTCCTCTTGCGGATTGGGGTTGCCGCGCCGGCAGAGCCGCATCTCCGCCAACACGCGTTCCATCACCGAAATGTTTTGCCTGATGACCTCTTCACTGGCCCCAATGGCGTCCACGCTCCGTTGGGCCAACTGGCTATAGTCGGCGGTCATCTTCACCATAGATGCATGAAACTCTGTTCGGGCGCTCTTGTGGTCGGCCAGCAGTTCTCTTTGCTGGCTCACAAAATACTTAGCCACCCAAACGAAAGCCATCCCAGCGAACACCATGATGGCGATCATTAGCCAGCGGTCCCCCTGTTGCGCAGCCCGCGTTATCTCGTCAAACATCCCTGTTGGCATAGTGTTGGTCATGGCTTAATGAGTCGTTGCCAGCCCGTGTCGTTGAGTTTTCCAGCCTCCGAAAATTCTTGCACCCGCAGGTATTCAGCCCCGAGCCGTTCAAACCGTGCCTCGACCAGGTAGCTCTTGCCTGATGGCCCAACCCGCTGCGTGATCTCAAGCCCCGCCATCATCACATCGGGCCACTGGCCAAGTGCGCGGGCTGACTCAGCCTGCTTTGCCGGGTGGCGGTCCAGCCGATCCGGGGCCGTCTCCGCGCCGTCCTTCGGTAGCACCGAATGAGTTGGCAGCACCTGGGCGAACTTGCCGTGCGCCTTCAGATAGGACGCCTGAGCCGCCGCAATGGTAGGCAGTTGCCGGTCAAGTGCGCCGTCCACCGTCAGCTTTATTTGGTCAAGTGTCATTGGAATGATGAGTAGGACAGTCCGTTCCCACTGGCGTATAGCGCATCAACATCTCCGTCGGTCAGCAGACGGGTCCAAATGCCAACCTCGTCAACAAGCCCGTTCATATATTGTGAATACCCGCCAATCCTGCCGATGAAAAATTGTGCCGTGCCAGGTGTCGTTGTGCCAGCTACATCAGAATTAATATTGGCAGAGCCGTTCACGCATAGCGACACCGACGTGCCATTTTTTACCCTGACCACCACATGGTACCAAGTCCCAGTGGTTACCGTGCTTGCGCTGTAACAGGTGGTTCCGCTCTCTCCGGTGTATATCAGCAATTTCCCAGAGGCTTGATCGTATTTTAGTATCCACTCCAGCTTGCCTCCTGCTGCCTCATACTTCGAGCAAATGACCTGATCCGTCGCGCCCAATGATGCGAATTTGCACCAAACAGAGATGGTTAGTTCGTCCACTATCGAAAGGTCGGCATGATCTGCATGGCTCAAATACTGTGAGCTGGCCGCGACAAAATCAGCCGCGTTTTCAATCTTACCGGTGGCGTATCCGACGGAATTGTTGTCCGCAAGATCAATCCCGCTCGCCGTAGAATCCGCGCGCGTCCCGGAGGTTTCGTCCAGCTTCCAGTAAGCCACCAAGTTGGTCAGCAGGCTGTTGCCAGGTGGCGGCGCTGGTGCTGCCGGGGTTTGCGCCCCGATCCTGATGCCAAGTCCTAGTCGCATACCAAGCATGTTATTGGTCAGAGTTGTAGGCGATTCCGGTGCAGCCGCTGCCTTCGTTCAACTGGATGGCCGTGAAATTGCCGAAGATGGTTTTGCCAGCCGCCAACACCAAAGCGTCAGGATATCCTGCGTCGTTGGTCAGTGTCGTAAATTGGCATTCCGTCAAAGCCTGGATGGCGCACCACTTACCAACGAATGGGGCAGAGTCGGCTATCCCCTCAATATACTGCCCCCCATTAGCCCCCAGTGTGGCGCGCGCATCCATGTTACACGTCTCCCCGGTAGGCAATGAGCGTTCCGCTGGCCAGCGTTAACGTGGTGAACATACCGTAGATGGTCACCCCAGCCGCCAACACCAACCCGTCAGGCAGATCAGTGATGTTGTTGCTGGCAATGTCCGTGAACGTGCATTCCGTCAACGCCTGGATGGCGATGAACCGGCCCGGCGTTGCGGCGGTGGTGGAAACGTAAACCCCGCCGTTGGCTCCGACTGTGGCGCGTAAGTCCATAATTACAGTCCTTCGGGGTTCTCGTCTTCAGTCGCGGCCATGCGCTCGAACTCGGCGGCCTCGTCTTCCGCCGTGGGTTCGCCGTCCTCGCCGCCCGTCACCGGTTCGCCGTTGGCCGTCTCGACGTAAACCTCAGCCTGGCCGCCAGTCACCTGGGCCACCTTGCCGGTCACGGTAAACGAAACGTCATCGCCGGGCTCGGGCGCGGTGGTTTTGTCGCTGCCGCCCTCGGGGGCAAGCGAGATTGCCGATAGTGGGATACTGATGCTGACTTTGGGCATAGGTTTGAAAAATTGGGTTTTAAGTGTCCCGCCCGGAGTGGTTAGCCCCGGGCGGGGTTAGTAGGTCATCGCTTACGCGAAGGTGGACTTGCTGCGGAGCAGGCACAGGAACGGCACGTCGGCCGCCTGGTTGGTCTTGAGCAGAGCGGCAGCGTAGAACGCCTTCCAGCCAGCCAGCACATACTGACCCAGCGGGTCCATCTTGTCCTCTTTATCCAGCACGATCACCTTCGGGCGCATCGGACTGCTGGACCCGGCCAGCTTCGGGCAGCCGTAGGCACCGCGCCCGAGGAACATGGAGGTAAACACAGTCCCGGTGGCATCATAGGTGCCGTAGGTGTTGCCCTCGATCCACGGCAAGGTGGATTCGACATAGGTCACACCGTCCAGCGTCACCACGCCGCGCTTGTAGAGCTGCTCGGGTTTGCTGTTGGTCGCCGCCGCCAGCCAGTCGGTGTCCTGGCGAATGTCGTGCATTACCTGGGGAGGCACCACGCACACATAGCCGCCGTTGATCTTCGGAACCTTCTGCGCCATCAACTGGGTGACGCAGGCAAGCGCCCGGGCGCGGGTGATCTTGGTGGCGCTGGAAGCCGCCGCCAACAGCGTGGCGTAATCGGCAGAGCTGTCGGAAGTGCCGGCCACGCCGGCAAACCGCTCGAACAGGCCGTCCGAATTCAGCATTCCCTGCGCGATGGCGTAGGTAATGGACCAGTCGAAATCCTGGGCAGCGTCCTCGCCCATGGACCGGATGAGCTGCTTGAGAGGCTCGTAGGCGTCAATGGCGCGCAACACGTCGGACAACTTGGCCACCTGGCCCTTCTGCGCGAGCGTCACGTCCACATAGCCCATGGTGGATTCGGTGTAGGTCGAAGGCGCAACGCCTTCCACCAGCGCCGTGCCGCCCACGGAGCCGAGCACGTTGGCGCGGTTGGCCGGGCGCGGCTTGAAGAACCGCATGGTTTTCGCCCCCAGATTCTTGGGCAGGTCCTGCGTCACGGCGAACTGGTCCATGACCAGAGTGTCAACCGTGTGATCAAGGAGCTTGGGCGAGAAGTGGGTCTGGAGCCGATTTGCCACATCGGCGGGATTGGCGGTCGTAGTCATTGCCATAACGAGAGTCCTTTTTTATTCCGAGTGCAGTTCCCGCTCAAATTGGGCTTCGCGCTCCGCGTCGGTCAGTTGTTCCCAGCTTCTGGGACCGCCTGGAACCGTCGGAGCCGATCCGCCCGCAATGGACGTGCGCGTCTCGAGTTGTTTGAGTTGCTGCTCCAGCTCGGTAATTCGATTCTGGAGCGTGACCTTTTCCGCTTGGAGTGCAGGCACACCGGCCGCCGCCAGCTTCGCCGCTACAAATTCAGCAGCAGCCTTCGGCGCGTTTGGGAACTGGTTCAGCTCAGGATTGTTGGCAAGGAATTCCACCACGCCCTTGCGCAGCGGACTGGCCGGGTCGGCAATCTCGGGGTGGGCTTTCTGCACTTCTGCCCATGCCTGCCGATGCGCCACTTGCAGCTTGGCTTGCTGGTCCACGTTTGGCTTCGGAGGGGCCGAGCGCAGCCGCTTGGCTTCCTTCCGGGCCTCTTCGGCCAGGTCCAGCTTGCCGTCCGCCTCCCATTTCTCAGCCTGGGCTTCGTAGTCCTCGGGCGTGAACTCAGGCGGGCTCTGCGTGGCACGCTCCTGGGCGATCCGCGCGGCCTCGTCCTGCTGGGCCTTCCATTCGGCGCGTTCCTTGGCCAGTTGTTCCTTCTCGGCGTTCAGAGCCTTCCAGCTCTTGTCTCGCCGTTCCAGTTCCTTGGCATACTTCGACGGCTCCTTGCCGTCCTGCTTGGGCAACTCGATCACCTTCCCGTCCTCGGGCTTGGCGGCGGTCGGGGTGCCTGCACTCTTTCCGGGGTCACTCGCCTGCTCTGTAGGCTTATCCGGCTGCGCTGGGGCCGCCTGGGTGCCCCCGTCATCAGGCTGCGGCGCCGCGGCTGTCTGTTCAACGACGGCTTCAGCCGCGTCCATTGTGGCGTTGAATCTGGCCAGCTCTTCGGCGCTGTAGTTCGCTTCCGTGTCAACTGTCAGTGGTTCAGGCATACTTTACTTGGGTCATGGCGCAAGGCGTTCAGCAAGTTCGGCCGCACCAACTCCGATTTGCTGTTTGTTCTCAGCGTCATGCGCGGGCTGAGTCCGCGAAAGTGTCTCAATCCAGGTCAAAGCCCCATGCCAGCCGGCGGCGTAGCCTGTGGTATGACGGTCACCGCGCCCGGCAATGACAGCCTGGCGGTTCTGCCATTGCTCAATCTGTTCCATGCAGGCGACTAGGTTGCGCCCGGACGCTGTGGCCAAGAAGCACTGCAAGGCTTTGGCGTCCGCGTCCGTCCAGTCAGGCATACCAACTTTGCGCGTTGGCCACCGGTCAGCAAAGAGCCAGAAGCAGGCCCAAAGGTATTTGAGTCGGGCGAACATCAGACAGCCTTGGGTTCAGCCGCGGGCGCTTCGGTGGCGTCAGTCTTCCGGCGCCGGGCCGGCTTAGCCGGTTCAGCCGCGGGCGATTCGGTGGCCGGCTCAGCTGCGAAGTCAGCCGGGTCCACTTGGACCCCCGGGAGTGCCACCGGCACCCGCACCGTAGCGGTCAGCGGAACCATATATTCCCGGTCGAACTGGCCGCCCTCAGCCTCCCACGTCAGCACGATATTCTTTTCCCGGTCCAGCGCGGCTGAAAGCAGTTCGGCGTCCTCGGGCACACCGGGCACCTCGATGGCCGGGAGAATGCCGCTGTTGACTACGACGGCAGTGATGATGCTAGACTGGACTTTGATTTGGTAACGCATTGGGGTCTTGGGGTTGGGGTTGCTGTGGCGGGACTGTTCCGGGCGCTGCCTGCGGACTGAGAGCCATCACGATCTGCTGGGCCGCCTCGGGGTTGGTCTTGGAAAGGTAGGCCAAATGCTCCTTGATGTGGTCCTGCATACGCTGCATGGCGATGGGATCAACCGGAGCGCCGGTCAAGTCGAGCTGGTGCACCTTGCCGACCAGAATCTTTAGCCGTCCAAAATGATCCTCGTTGGGTTTCACCACCGCCGGATAGCCACCCATGAGCAGCATGGTCTCGAAAGCCTCGTCCTCAGCCTCAGTGGCGGCCTGCGTTCCGGTCGGCTGCAGCAGACGGTCCACGTCCGCCGGATTGTCGGCGGCGATGACATCCTTGCGCAGTTCTTCCTGGTTGATCAGCGGGTCTTGGGTGAATAGTTGGAACCGCGCTACCGCCTTCTGCACCCGGTTCTGCCGGTTCCAGTCATCCGTCGAGCCCGACGGCCGCACCATCCACGGCTGCTTGAGGGCGGAGATCGGCAGCACTTCCGGCGCGCCGTTCATCATGAAGGTCAGCTCGGCGGTCATCTTCTCACTCATCAGCATCCACGCCAGCCGGTAAAGCTTCGACAAGGGAAGCCGGAAAATGAACGCCAACAGGTCCACGCCACCGTCCATCAGACCACCAATCCGGTTGATCTCGGTAGCAGTGCGTCCTTTGTCAGTCTGCCGGCCCACGCCAAAGTCAGGAATATGAATGAACTGCTCCGCGATGGCCCGCGTGTTGTTCATGTCCTGCTCCAGCGAGGCCGGCGGCGGGGGCATGGTGGCGGGCTCAATCCCGGGCGGCAGAATCTCACCGGGCCGGAACCGGATGTTGGCCGTGTTCTGAATCTGCGTCTCGGCGGTGAACAGTGGCATCCCCATGAACGCCAGAAAGTCATGCCATTGGTTCCACGACTTGCACAAGCTGGCCTCGAAAGGGGCCAACTGCTCCGCGATACCACGAGGCGAATACCACCCGGCATCCTTGACCTCAAACTGGGTGCTGACAAACGTGATGCAAGGCTTGCCATCCAGCTTAAACGGCAGCTTGAACGGCTGCCGCAGCGCCAGCGCCGGGCGCGTCGGGCTGTAGGTGTGAACCAGCCAGCCATCTGCTACCTGCTCATACACGTCCCAAACGATGATCATGTCATCGCTGGTCATGTAGGTCAGTCCCTCACGGCTTGCCTTCTCACTGTCGCTTGTGGTGTCATCTCTGTGGTTGCCGCAAATCTGCTTGATGACGTTCGGGTCTTTGTCCAGGGACGCATCCCGCATATACTGGCCCTTAGTCATTGGGCGCACATGGCAGAACCAGTCAGCTTCCTCCAACTCATCAGCATTGCCAGCCACGATGATGTTGATCGGGTCAATTGCCAGAAACTTCAGCACCTCATCCTTGGGGCACCAGGCCACTTTCATCACTGCCCGGCCGCGCAGCAGCATGATGTCGGTCATGGCCATGTATTGCTTGGGGAAATTCGTCTCGAACCGCAGATAGTGGTCAAACGCCTTCTCAGCCTTGCCGGCGTCCGCCGTGGACTGTCCGCCCAGCCCGGTGAATGATGCCAGTGAGTCGCGGCTGAAGGTCTGGGCCAGAAAGAACGGCTTGAATGACTTGATGGTGGACTCGATCAGCGGGAAATGCAGGTCCGCCGCCCCGGGAAACGGCTTGCTGGTCCGCCGCAACCCGTCATGCCGCATCTGATACCAGAGCCCTTGCCGATCCTCCCAGGTGGACCGGTCAGAAATGGCTTTCAGGATGGATTGGTGTAGCGTGTTCATACCTGGAATCCCGCAAGCAAACGCTCGTCAACCTCTACCTGTTCCGGACCGTCCATCCAGTCGCGTTGATAGCCGCCGGGCACCGGATCAAACACGTTGCGCGCCCCCATCGGCAGCGGTGACATTGCGCCGAACACTGCATCCGCCCGGTCAGGCGACGGTAGGCCTCGCTTTTTCATGTCCTCTTTGGATTCAGCCCAAATCTTGCCGTTGGAGTGATACTTGAGCTTACGGCTGATGACTTGGCCCTGCAGGTCGCCATCCTCGGGCATGATGACCTGCTTGTCCCGAATCTGCCGGGCACCTTCGTGCCACATCTCCGAAATCCGGTTGAAATAGTGCGGGTCAACCAGCGGAGCCGATTGGTTGAACACCTTGTTGATCGGCCATCCAAGCTCTGCCATCCGGCTGATGACCGTGTGCCCGAGACCTGAGGCGTCACCGCTGATGTCCGATGGCTTGAGCCCGTGCTTGCGAAATGACCGGATGAACCTGGCGATGGCGGACATCTCGTTGCTGTCCCGCCAGCAGTCAATCAGTTCCACCTTGTTGCCCGTGCGCAGCGCCAGCACGTTCTCGTCACCACCAGCCGCGAAGTCACAGAACGCGTGACGCTCGCCCGCGGCGAAGTTGGGCGGGTTCTGGATGCACTGTTCCCAGTGCGAGAGTGCGACAATGGCATCCTCGACGGACTCCATGAACTCCGCGTAAACCATGGACCGAACCAGCGGATGATCCTTGCCCCACTTGGCTTCCGCGCGCTCGATGCTCTCCTTGGAGATGTGCGGGCATTCCGTCTGCGGCAAACTAAACCGGGTGTAGGCCGCCGCCTTCTTGGTGAACGCCGCGTAAAACTCGCCCTCGGCCGTCCCCGGACTCGACATGATTATCTGCCGGCAGGGATTGCACCGGTCCATGGCCTGGAAAACCTTCCCGTCAATCGTCTTGGCTTCGTCGGCAATGATCAGCAGTGGCCCAGACGGAAGGTCATGGTAGCCCTCGAACTTGCCAGCGTCATTGGTGGAAAAACCGATATAGCGCGGCGTCCCTTTGACGACGATCTCGGACGTGTTGAACTTCCATTCCGGGAACATGTGGGCGAACCGTGCCAGATTGGGGACCAACTGGCCCACCACCTGGCGCCACGCGCCCGCGGTGCTGACCACCTGGCCGCCCGGGAACACCGATAGATGATGCAGCACCAGCGTAGTGCCGATGATGCTGGTTTTTCCCGTCTCGTTGCCCGCCTTGAACGCCACCCGGCTGCCCGGCCGCCACACCGCGTCCAGAATCGCTTCCTGCTTCGGGTAGAGGTTGAACCCAAGCACATGACGGCCGAACCCAGCAGGAGTGGCGAGAGCCTCCCGCTGGGCCGGCGTCATGTCTCGGAGAGTCAAACCCATGGTGACAAGAGCGTTACTTGGCGTAGGAACCGGAGATACAGTTAATCGAACAGGCCGCGCCCCCGTAGGCGTGGAACAAAGTTGGCGCGGATGGCCGTCCAATCCAGAAGAACCCGGACCCGGCGTTGATCTCCTTGGTGGCCGCAGCCACGACAATCTTCGACACCCAAGAGGCTTTCCAGACAATGCAGCCATTGGTGAGCGGCGTGCTTCCGTTGAAAATGTTGGTGGCCTGGATGTGGTTGGTGGTTCCACCTAGATCGTGAACGCCCGCCATCCAGTAACTATCCGTGGAGGGAGTCTGAACCACTATGTAGTCCCCGGCGGCAAGACTCATATTGGTGGCCCCGGATAGAATAAGGAAGTTTGTTCCAGCCCATTTTGTAGCGCCGCCACCAGCAACGGCATTCGTGGCCAAGTAGGTATTGGTCACGATGCCAACCTGGTAACAGTTGTAAATCTTGAGGATGTTGGTGCTCTGGTCTCCGGTAACCGACATGTAGGACACAATCGGAGCACCACCGCTGGCACTGTTGGCACTGGCAACGGCCCAATCCTCCGTAGCCTTCGCTCCTTGACCACCAGTCCCCCACCCCGACAAGGGCGGCGGCGCCGCGGCCACGGTGAACGCCAGCCCGATCAGGACCAGCAAGGTGAACAGAATACGGAACGATTTATTGAACTTCATGGGTTGCTCTCTTTCGTTGGGGTTAGGGTTGGACTTTGGAACCGTGCCAGACTGGCCTTGGCAGCCTCCGATAGCAGCTTCATGTCGGCACCGGACAGGCAGAACGTGTTCGTCGTGTTGGAAATGGTCACCGCGTCAACCGACTTGCCGAACTGCTTCGGAAACCGCTTTTCGAGGAACCATGTCAGGTTGGAAGCGCTCTTGGGTGCCGCCATGACTCTCGCCAAGGCCATCACGATCAGATCCGCCTCCGCCTTCTTTACCGTCCGATCCCACCCGGGCCAGCCGGTCAACGCTTTCTGCTCTACCTCCAGGTGTGCCGCCACCTGCTCCACCGTCAGCCCCTGGGCCACAAGGTCAGCCGCAGCGTGGGCCACCTCGGCGGTGACCGCGTTGCGACTGGCGCTTGATCTGGCTCTTGCCACGAGTCACTGAAAGCATGGAAAAGTAGGGACGCAAAGTGAATAACGCGTAAGTTGCGCAACTTTTGGAAACTTAATCTTTACTTATTTTCGACGCTCTTGAAAAACCGCCCCCAAGGCTCCACCACAGGCTTTTGAACGTCGGGGGGTGTCAGGACCTTCCCCGCAGTGCTCTGACGTAGCCTTGGCCTATTCCCGCTCGGTTTGCAAACACGCTGCACCCCTTGCCGAGTGATCCCGAGCGCCCTGGCCACTCGCGCCTTGGTCCATCCAATCCGTAGCAAGTGAATGATGACCGTGCGCCGACTGGCTGGGCGATGGTCGGAACCGCAGACAACGGCCACATCCACCCCGAGTGTCCTGCAAATCTCAGCCAAAATGGCAATATCGGGATTGACCGGAAGCCTCTGCTCAAGCTCTTCAACCCGCCGCGCCAGTGCCAACACCGCCAGATCATGCTGCTCGCATCTCATGCCAGTCCTTTCGCTACACGGTTTGCTGCCAAAACCAGCTCCCTTGCCGCCCACCATGCCCAGTCTTCGACCTGGGCCGCCGCCTCAGATTCTTCGCCTATCCACACCACCGCCACCCCATACCTGACCTCGAACGCCGCCACCGTCGCCATGACTGCCTTGGGAGGCAGTTCAGACCGATAGCTATGTGACATAACATCGGCCCGACTGCCAACCACCAGCAGGCGCGAGAACCAGAAACCGCGGAGCCGATGCAATTCCCGCTCAAACCGCTCCCGGTTCGAGTTCATGCAGCACGACACCAGGTCCGCAATGCTCTTCCGTTCAACCGCGAAGACCTCCTCGCCACCCCGGAACGAGTAGTCCCCGGTGGTCAGCCCGCCAACCTCACTCCGCAGCCGCAGGAACCGCAGGGGCGTCTGCTCCCGGGAATCCACCACCAGGACCGGCCGGGCGTCGTCCACAGCCCGGAGCGCCGGCAAGCAGGGCAATTCCGCAGGACCGGCCACCGTGGCCACCGGCTCAGGGTTTCGGTGCAGCCTCATCGCTTTAGCCTCCAAATCAGGGGTGGCGCCGGGCGCTTCACACGGACGCCGGCAGCGCGCCAGACCTCTTTCCGATGGGCGGCCCCTGCCGGCCCCGGATTCACCACACAGCAGAACGCGCCGTCCGCCGCCATGCGCAGATGCTGGCCGCCGCTGTCACCGCCGGCGGCAGCACAGGCGGGACACTGGGCGATGACGGCGCCGCCGGATAGGTGCCGCACCATCTTGAGCCGGGCTAGATCGAGCATAAAATGGCCTTTCCGTGCATACCGTGGGCAAACATCAATGGGTTACGCCTATTTCCATAATTTTGAGGCGCTTGAGGCGGGTATTTCCAACTCCACTCTCGTGTGTGTGCGCGCGCGCGTGCGCGCGTATATGTGAGAGTTCTAAATAAGCGCCTCAAGCGCCTCAAGCGCCTCAGATTTTGCATAAGTACTTGGTGTTTGCCGCTCATTACAAAAGTCCGTTTTTGAAATTTAAGCGCCTCACATCCGCCTCAAAGCGCCTCAAAACGGGCCTCCTTCCATTTCAAGGTCGAATTTTTCGGCGTCGAGGCGCACGCCGCGCCAGCCTTTAAGCGTCCGGTCCTCTCCAAGGTTCTTGTCCTTGTGGGCGCGAAACTCGGCGACCAGCACGTCATCAGCTCGCAAAAGAAATGCTCGCTGCGGCAATCCGGTCCACCCGTGGGCATCGCAAGTCTCGAGGTAGCCGCGGTAAAGCGCCTCACTCGTAATGTGCGCCGTCGGGAAACTGTCCCGGCGCACCCGGCGCATGATGAACTCGCGGACGCTGTCCGACTCCGCCAGCAGCGCCCGCACCCGGCTGCGCTGACCGTCGGTCTGCGGGAACGGCGTATGCTCCCGGGCGCAACGCAGGACCTCAACGGCCCCGGCCACCATCCAGTTGAGGATGCCCGGCCCCTCGCTGGCGAACAGTTCCTTGTCCAGGTTCGGGATTGGCTTCTCGACGGCCGGGCGCTCGAACGGCAACCAGAGCATCCGGCGCGCCCAGGCGGCCACGTCGCCCTGGAGCTTGACCACCAGACGGCTATTGCACGTCACCAGGACATTGAAGTCGCCGGTCATGCTGTGCGCGTCCATGCGCCCTTTAACCTCGCCTATGAGCGGATCACCGCCGGTCAGTGACTTGATTTGGCTCGCCCCATCATTGCTCAAAAAATCCGGGTCAACGTCCGGCCCGTAAAGCATGGACTTGCCATGGTAGAACCCCGTTTCAAACCGGCTGTTGCCAAGATGCATAGTGCGCAACTCGAACACGTTGCGCTCGCCGACCATACTCTTGACCAGCCGCGTGACCGTGCCCTTGCCGCCCCCGGCCGTCCCCGTCATCACGAGGAAATTCTGATGCAGATTGTTATGAAGGATAGCCTGGCCGCACCACATTTGCAGCAGCCGCTGGTCATCTTCGTCCAACTGCGGCGCAAGCAACTCGTTCACGAACCGGGGGCACCCGGCGCCAGGCTCGTAAATCACCGGCACCTGATTCCGGCTGTAGAACTCCCGGCCGAACGGCTTGAATGCAAACGGCTCCACCGTAAGATCAAGCATCCCGTTCAGAGCATGCACAATGCCCGGTTGCCGATGCGCGAAGCGGTCGCGCGCGAACACATAACCACGGAGCTGCGTAAGCACACCGCGCTGGAAATTCCCGTTGTTCAGCAGATGCCCCTTGCGCAGCGCCCATCTCGATGCCTCCGGGGCATTGTCGGCAATCTCGTTGATCAGATCCCGCACCGACTCAACGCACCGGCCCGAAATCTCCTCATCCGGCCGGGACACCCAAAGCCCAGTGCTATCCTGATAGACGTGGAAGCGGCCCGTGGCCGGGTCCCACAGAATGTCATTCTGCATCCCGAATCGAGCCACGGCGAACCCCTGGTTGAGTTTCGACGGCGCGCCCTTGGCATTCAATTCCAGCGGAGCCCCCCACAGCTTTTCAAGTTCACGCTCAGCCTGATCGTCACCCGGCACCGGCCACCCCGCCGGCCAGGCAATCTTTGCCCACTCGATTTCGACCGGCGGCGCGTCCACCAGGCGCGTGTAATCCACCCCGGACGGATGCCGGCCGCAGATCGTCGAGAGCCGATCCGTGGCCCGCCACTCGTAATGTGCGCACGTGACGGACTCCGGGTAATCGCCCTTGACGCGAAACCACACCTGAGCCCCTCGGGCGCCCTTCACGCGCAGCGACCGCCCGAGCGTGTCCCGGTTCAGAGACAGAAACGCGTCAAGGTCTTCATCATGGTCGAAATCCAGCGCGCACAGCCCGCGCGAGGCCGCCCCCAGGTAAACCGCCACGTTGCTGCGCTCGAGCAGATACCGGTAAACATCGTCGCGCGTTTCCTCGATGGGCCGGCGCACGTAGGTGCAGCGCGGAATTTTGGTGCCAGGCTCACACGGCACAAAAAAAACGTCCGGCCCGAGCAGCGCTTCCAGCGCAGCCAACTTCCCGCCATCAAGATTCTCGCTCATAATTCAGATTCCCATTCCGATGCTCATTCCAATCCGGTCTTTGGACCCGCCGCCGCCATCCCATGTCCCAAAGCCGCGTGATCGTAAACGCCGTGCGGCTGGGCCGGGCCAGCGGCTGCCAGTCGAACCAGTAGAACCGGCGTCGGTGCATGACCCGTTTCTCCCACCCATTCAGGCACCCAAGGCAGCAAAACCGCGTCCAGTTATTCCGGCGGCGGATTTTACGGCCGCAGTTCTGACACCGCTCATACTTGCGTAGGTCGGGGGTCATCCCTTCACCTTTCGCTTATACTCGCACCACGCATCCCAGACTTGGATGACCGAATAGCCCATGATGAACCACTCATGCAGCACGTCCTCGCGCAGTGGGATGCCCATGGATTGAGCCATGTCGCAGAAGTGCCACCAGCGGGACGGCGATAGCTTGCGCTGTCTGGCTGGGCCAAAGCCTCGGGTGCGGTGGCGGGGTAATAGGACAATCTGGATCATATCATCCACCCCCAATTGCCGCCGCGACTTGTCCAATGGCACCCCAGCCGCTTCACAACGCGGCTGGCCGCCCCGCCTGCACCCTGGACGCTTAAAAATTTCGCGCCCGGCCAAATCACATCAGCCAACACCGCCGCCCGATGCGGGCCGCTGCCGTGCGCGGCGCGGTAATCCGATAGCCGCTCCATGGCCAGCGTCAGTGTGACGTATCGTTTTCTCATGTTTTCGCCCTCCACCGTTTAGCCGACCACCTGGGAGCGGACCGCCGCGCGAATACGCGGTGCAGGCGAGGCACGAATTCAATCCGGACCGGCGGCCGACCGTTCAAGCGCATGTCACGCCTATCCTCCGCCGCCTCGCGGGAACGCTCGCCAGGCAGGTAGTCAGGCCATGGCTCATCCGCCTTCTGCTCGAACGCCGAATTGTCACAGCTACAGATGCAGCAAGCCGTCTCGCTCGGCGGCGTGGCGGGCTCTGCGGTGGCGATCAGGACTATCATGCCATGATCCCCCTCAAAATCGGCTGCACAGAGCCATCAGGATTCACGTTATCGAATGGCACGGATGCCAAAGGCTCTTCGCCGTCCCAGCCGCGCGGCCAGGTTTCGGCCTCGATCAGCTCCAAAATTCGCGCTTCCTCTACAGAGTTTATCAGATCCACGCCAGCGCGCTCCTGAATGCTCTTTACTTGAGCCAGTCCCCAGCGCCGGGCCTCGAACGTCAACGGCCCCATGCGGCACGGGTTAGACACCAGATGCCCGTCTTTGCGCCGCTCAGTGCCATCCTTGCGGAGCCGGTTCTCTGGTCGCTTGAGCGCAGCATAGAGCGGCCGCAATTCAATCAGCGGTTGCAGGTGTTGCCAGCGCGGATTCTTCAGGATCGTTTCCAGCGCCACATCACGGCTGGCCAGATTGCAGCCAACACAGCCGGTGCGGGCATTGACCTCGTTCACCTTATCGCCGCCGTAGGCATCGGCCACGACTTGCGTAGGCAGGCCGTGTTCATCCCCGAAGAAATAGAGCCAGTCCCAGACGAAGCACACGCGCCAATGCAGTAGCGGGGCTAGAGTGTCGGCAATGCTTTCAGGTGTGCTTGTCTGAAACCATCCCTGCCCGCACTCCGCGCCGTTTTTGCCACAGGCCACGGAGATACGCTGATCGCGGGCCGCGCTCTCGCCAACCCTAACCCCGGTCAGCATCAAGAATTTTTCCCCGGCTTCGTCGCGCAGGCCCTTCAGCGCTGCCAGCATCGGCTCAATTTTAATCTGTGCTGTGCACCAGCGGAACGTATTGGACGGTGGCGGAACCCCACGCCCGAACATATAAACGAAGAACAGATCATCCAACTTCGGCAGCACGATCCGGGTTTTGATTCCTCTGGCGCGCAGCGTTTCCATCATCTGCATGGCCGCAGCGTGGAGCGGTGGAAGCTCCATGCGCGTGTCAGCATAAAGCACCGTTAGAGACTCGGGAGCTTCGACTTTGCCCGTGGCAATCAGACGCACAACACAGGCCACCGTTGCGGAAGAGTCTTTGCCGCCTGAGTAGGCTATGGCCCAGTTACGGAATCGTGGACCGTATGTGTTGAGACTCTGCGCGGTCAACTCCATGGCCTCCTGGAAGCCCATGCGGTCGCCGTCAAAAAGTGTGGGTTGCGTGCTCATCGCGCCACCCCATCACATCGGTGAGCCGAGACCACATCCTTGGTCTCAACCCACCAGGGATTGCCCGAGGCAACGCCACCCCGAACCTGTAGGAACTCACGGTCACCACGCAGGACCAGGACCGTCCAATGCCCACGCCCATTTTTGCGCGGCACCTTGACTTGATCGCCCGCACGGGCCTTGCTCGCAGGGATTGTTCGCCAGCGTGTTTTCATCGTTCCCCCGGCTCCCGGTAGGGCAACCCCACCAGTTCAAAGACTTCGCGCTCGCTCGACACCGCCCGCATGCCACCGGGCGTCATAAACCCGGCGGCATACGGAGCCCAGGACCAGCCGCGCGCGATCGCTGCGCGACAGATGGCAATGTTTGTCTTATCCGAGCCGGTCCGGCACACCAGGTAATTGAACCACGCGGACTCTGTGGTGGCGAAGAAGTCCAGCAGCATGCCAGTCGCGACGTGGACGGCATACTTGTTTCTATTCCCCCAAGACACGACGCCGTTATGGTTCGTCCGGCGGGCAATGACACCAGCAGTGACCAGTTCATCAATCCGCTTGGCCGCCAGGTCAACGGGCTGCGTGTTGCCGAACAGGTCCACAGGAACCAATTCCGAGCGCGGCACGAACACGAATTCAAGGTCGCCCACTTCCGCTTTGCCGCGCCGGTAGCTCCCGGCGACTTCGACTTGTTCACAGAAAGCTGCCAAGTGATTCAGCATTTCAACGGCCACCAGGTGCGCTTCCGCGCGGGGGAATTTTTGTTTACTCATGACGATAAAGGGAAGGTGTCTTGCTCAACCAGTGCATGGATCAAGTCCGCCGTGATGGCAGCCGTCGCGCACAGCACACGGGTTGCGCCATAGCTCGTAGTCTGAAACGTCCCGTCTGGATAGGTAGCAATGACAATAACTTGCTGCGCTTTCCATTTCGCCGCCAAGGCCTCACAGTCCTTAATGACTTCCTCGTGGCTCATGCGAGTTCCATTTTTTCAATCATGGCCTTGGCCTCCTCCCCCGTGACTTCACGCACATCTGGGAGATCCATGATCAACACGATCGTGCCCTTAGTCGGGTGGCCAGTGAAGGGAACTTGCTCGCCTTCGGCGTGCCACGACTCGACGAGCTTATCATCCCGCCGAAAGGTTTCCTTCCCCTTGAACATGCCATAGACGTAGTCCAGATGACCACGACTGGCATAGACGATATTGACCAGACCCAAGATAGGGTCCCGCGTGATACCGAAAGGCTTGCCCTTCGGGTGTTTCATTCCGATCATACTTTGTTCTCCTCGTTTGGTTTGTTTTTTTCCCGCTCTTTCTCATTCTCCGCCACCAGGTAGCTCCGCTTTACCGGGCAGAAGCCGATGCCGTCTGGCAGCACAATCATCAAATCGCAGGCGCGATTTTGGGCGATCAGGACCTGCCCCAGTCGCCCGGTTGGCACCAAGACGCGGTCGTGGTTGGCGCACTCCATAAGAATCCGGTGCACCCTGGCCAACTCCGCTTCCAGCCGTTCGATTTCGGCGGCGGCTGCGTGGCTTTCCTTTTCAGTCAACGTAACCGGATAAAGCCGTAAATATTCAACGTGTTGATTCATAGAACTCCAATGCTTCAGGATTCACCCGCACCCATTTTGGCCATGACCGCAGCCACAGGCCGGCCAGCTTTCGCACGCGCGACACCGCGACGTAAGCTTGCCCGTCCTCACTCGCGCTGTTGATATCCACGAACGCGCCGTCGAGTGTCTGCCCCTGGCTCTTGTGAATGGTCATGGCGTAAGCCAGGCGCAGCGGCAATTGCTCGAACGTGGCCCCGCCACCGCCGTCGGGATTGCTGGACCATTTCGCCGGGATAACACTACGGCACTCCCCGCCGTCAATTTCGACCTCACACCAGTCCGGCCCCAGCACGCACACGGTGGCGAGCGTGCCATTCACGTATGCCCCGCTAGTGGCATTGCGCGTGAACATGACGCGCGCGCCCACGCGCAAGACCAGCTCGCTAGGCGTCAGCAGGTTCTTGGTCAGGAATTCCACCTGGCTGGCAGGCCCCCGCGTCGCCGCAACATAGACGCGCTCCGGCTCCGCCAACCCGCCCAGCATGCAGAGATTCCAGCGATCCACCTGAGAGTTGCGGCTGTAAATCCGCGTCATGTGCTCCGGGGCGTGCGGCTGCACCCGGGCCATGAGCAGTTCGGCCGTCCGCCCAACGATTCGGCCCATGCGGAATTCGCCAAGGGCCTGCACCCATTCCGGCTCATCCTGCCGGCGCACGGTCGTCAACGTCACCTGCTCAAAACCGGCGGCCGCCCAGGCAGGAGACTTGAAAGCCCAGTCATACGGCCCGCCGCCGATCCGGACCGGCGGTAGTTGCAGGAAGTCCCCCACCACGATAACTTGCAAACCGCCGAAAGGCCGAGGGTCCTTGCGGAGCCGCTTCATCCAAAAGTCCAGGAAGGTGAGGGTGCGTCCCGGCAGCATGGAAATCTCGTCAATGATCAGCACCGAGCACGTGCGCGCCCGTTTCCACCCGGCGAACAGGGCCGGGTTGCCACTCGTTTCGAGCCCGGCGGCAAACTCACCATCCGTCTGGCCACGCTGCGGCCCCAGCAGCATCCCGCACCACCGGTTGACCGTGTAGCCGCCCACGTTCAACGCGGCAATGCCGGTGGGCGCAGTCACCCCGATACGCTTCAGGGCGACGCATTCTTGCGCCTCGAAATCAGGCTCGCTCTCGCGAATGAACTGACGAAGCAACCAGCTTTTGCCCGTGCCAGCCATCCCGGTGAGGAAAAGGTTGCGGCCAGCACGGGCAAGCGTCAGGAATTTTTCTTCGGGAGTCATGATTTAGTAGCCTTCCCCGGGAAACATCCGGCAGAACAGGGCATAGGTCATGTCGAGGTCGTTGGCCAAATAAGCCAGCGCCTTGGCCCGATCCTCGGCGAGCACCTTATAGAACAAGGCCCCATCGCCGTTCTTCTGACCGCAACCCAGCGTGCGGCAAATGGCGTCCAGGCTTCCCGGCTCCATGCGGTTGCCAAACTGCCACGCCTCGCGTAGGTCCACCGAATAGCAGTCCTGCCAGTAGCGCCCATGCCGAAGGTGGTAGGGCGGCTGGATAAACAGCGCCCAGCACCGCCGCCAGATGAATGGAAGATCAAACGAATGGGAATTGAACCCCACCAGGCGCGGCTCGCTCTGGGCCTTACCCATGTCGCAGATGATCGCCAGAGCAGCCTTCAGCGTCTCCGCCTCAGTCTCCCTGCACACAATCGTCTTAGCATGGGTCTCCGCGTCGAGGAAGCCCACGGCGAGCACCTGACCGGTCAGAGGACTCAGCGCCGCTTTGGCCACGTATTCTTTCGCGTAATTGGCCTTGTGCGCTTCGAGCTTGATCGGGTCCTTGATGTTGCCCGGCGCTTCCCAAGGCGGCATGTTCGGCAGGATTTGATCCTCCGGCAGCGGCCCGGTTTCGATATCGAAGATCAGAGTCTTTTTCATGGATTTTGTTGCAGCTTTGAATGGGTGTGTTGCAGATTTTGAGCGATACGCCTCATTCCTCGCGTTCCAACTGCGGCTTCAGCGCGGCATCAATGCCGGTGTTGAAACCATCTGCCAGGTCGCGAACGTTCGACTTGAGCCAGGCCCGAGCCCGGGTGGCCGTTAAGACGACCGCATCGGACCGCAACTTGCAGGCGCGCTGTTCGGAGTCCAGCCGCTCCGCAAGCTGGAACGTGCCGACGCGCAGCCGGAGCGCGCCAAACCATTTCTTGTTCTGGCGGCCAACCACCAAGACGGATTGATCGTTACCCGCCGGCTGCCAGAGCTGGATTTCCTCCCGGCACTCGAACACGCTTTCCGCCTGCACAAGCTCAAGCTGGAAGTCGTCTTGGGTCATGTCCTCAGTGGCGGCAACGGCATCATCATAAGCGAACCGGCTCGGCTCTTCGCACGTGACCAGGTGAAAATCCTTCTTCTTCGCTTCGGGCCGGTAGATCACCACGCACGGCTTGTCCCGAAACTCGAATCCGTTGCGCAAACTCGTGCTGATGCTGCTCACACGCGCCGCGGCTTCTTCAATCTTCGCCTTGTAGTTCGACTTCACCGACGAGAATTCGGCATCGAGGTTTTCCCCATTGGCCATGGCCACCAGCATTTCCTCAGTCATGGCCGCGCGCTCTTCGGCGACGAACGTGTGTTTGACCGACTTTTTGACTACCTTCAATTTTGGCTGTTCTTTCATATGGTTGTTTGTTTTTTGCGGATTGACCGCTCCGAACCGCCGCGCGCGGAAGCTCGGAGCGGCCCCCGGCTTGCGCCGGGAGACGCCGGACTTAGTAGCCCAGGTCCTCTACCGGCTTGGAAAGGTCCCCGTCCTTTCTGATAACAGAGGTGTGCGGATCAATGAAGTGGACACGCTCAGCCGCTACCGCCCGCATGGTGTCAGACACAATTTGCCGCGGCGCGGATTGCGTTGCGGCCCCGGGCGCCCCGAAGGTTTCCGGAGCCTCCGCATATTTCACCCCTCCCCCCGCCACCACCGTGGCGCTGCCGTCCTCGATGACGACCGACGTAGCCGCGTCCACGCCGACCCGTTCAATCCAGACTTGCGCCCCAGCCTTGGCGGCCATTTCGGCCACCATCGCCAAGCTCTCCTGGTCCAGCAGGGAGCCATCACGTATCAGCAGAATCTTGAGCTTGGGATTCAGCGCCAGCCCCATCGCCACCGAGGCGCGCAACTGTTCGGCGCTCGAGGCCTGGGCAAACGGCACCCCGGCCAGGGTAACCCCAAGCGCCGGGTCCAGACTCAGGCCAGGAATCGGGTAGGACGCCGCCGCGATGGCTCGCCGCTTGTCTTCGTCAATCCGCTCGATTTTCTCACCCAGCGCGTTGGCTTCCGCCGACGCGGTCCGCAGTTGCTGCGCCAGTTCATTACGCAGCCGCTTGGATTTGATGGCCGCGTTCGTACGCTCCAAATCGGTCAGTTGCCGTGTGAACTTCGCCAGGTCGCAATCCACCAGCTTGGCGACCTCGGCGCTGGCGGTGGCTTCGCGGGCCGCTTCGCGCTTCTCGGCGGACTCCGCGCTCGCCACCGCATCGCGTTCCTTCACCAACTCCGCCTGCAAGCGCCGGATTTCCGACTCCGTTTTAGCCACCGCCGCCTTGCATTCCAAAACCGCCCGGGCGGCCCGGAGCCGCGCGTCACTCATTCCAGCCAGGGCGCTCCGCAGTTCGTCGTTCCGCCGGTTCTGCTGAATGGCCTTCTGCTGTTCGGCGATCACATCGGCCATGCTTAATTCCTTGTCCGGAGTGTCGCCGGACGGAATCGGCAGCGCGTTCACCTGGGCGTCAAGGCTCTTCACCTTCCGATTCGCTTCGGTGCGCTGTTCATAAAACGCCTTACGCTCCGCGTCTTCTTTATCGAAGTCCAACCCAGTGATAGTCTTAAGCGTCGTGCACTGCTCATCCGGCTTCATGCGCGTGAACGCAAATGGGTCGAATGTCAGCTTACCCGCCAGCCGGTCAAGCAGGGTCTGCGGCGTGCCTTGCTTCTTCCCATCCTTATCCGTCACCACCAGGGTTGAGCCGCCCGCCGCCGTGAAGGTGCGGCGGACGATCAGGTCGCCCAGGTCCACCACCACCCGCGCCCGTTCCTCGCCCCGGCGCACTGGTACCGCGGCGCCTTCACCGCCGCCCAGGGCATACTCGATGCTGTCCAGCACCGAAGACTTGCCCTGCCCGTTACGCCCGCCGATAACAACAAGGTTGCCATCCGGGGTGATCGAAACGGCGTGGAGCCGCTTCACGTTCTCACTCGTCAGATTGATAATGTGCATATTGTTCCTAAGGCTGATTCAAGACCGATTCAGTAAGGAAGTTCGTTGGCAGGGTGCCCGTCGCTCTTCGCCGCCAGCGCCGCCAGACGCGCGGCGTCCCATTCCTGCAAGGCGGCCACCAGCCGCTTGTCATCCGCGCTGTATTGGTTGGAGGCAATCTTCGCCGGGAGCCATTTTTCCACCAGCGCCGCCACCGCCTCGGGCGTCAGCTCGCGCAGAGAAAGTCCGATATTGCGCCCGACGTGTACCTTGCAATCGAGGTAGCTTGGAGCCATCACGCCAGCCATGGCAGCCGCTCCGGATTGAACATCATGGCCACCCCAATTGGGGTCCTCGCCTTGCTGCGCTGGCGCCGTCGGTTGCTGCACCGCACGCAGGCTGCTGCCCTTGTCGCCCTTCTCTGGACGGTCCTTGGCACGGACGAATTGACCCGACGGACGCAACGCGACTTGCCCAGGCTGAAGGGGTTCGATGAGCTTGATATTGGCGTACGTCTTATCCCCGTCATGCTCGTTGATAATGATCAACGACGCCGGACGATGCAGCAGGCCCTCGGTGTCAAACGTGTCCCACTCGCTTTCCGTCAAATCGCGCCCGAACCAATCCTTGAGGAATTTGCGGAATCCGCTTTTCTCATGACAGGACGGCGTGAAGCCTTGCGACCACACGGCGAACCGCTTGCCATCGCTCCGAATTTGATCCACCTCGAACACCAGCCGGAATTTCTCCTTCGGCCCGTATTGGGTATCCACCTTTTTAAGCGGGGTCACGTCAACGCAGACCGCCACACCGCGATAGGGCGGGCAGGATTCGAAGCTTGCACCATCATTACCTTTGCTGAGTTTCATTGATTTTTCTTTTTTGCCCTAGGCGGGTTGGCCGCCCAAGGCTGGCTTTGCACCGGAGGCCGCGCGGCTTAACCAGCCACCGCCCGCCGGATCGGCAGCGCCAACCGCTGCCCGCAGGCCACCGCGTCGATGGCCCAGCTACGCACCCAGAACCAAGTGAGTCGGGGATGCATAAAGTAAATGAGCGGTGCAGTTCGGCTAACCGCCTCACCCGTGGCTTTTGGGTGTCTAAGTTGGTTTCGCATACTACTGCACCGGCTCAAATTGGATTGCCGCTGGCTCCACGACGTGTTGCGTGTGCGAAGAGCCCACTCGTTGGGCTCCGCCAACGGCACCCCACCACCGCGAACGCGAAGCATCCACAGTGGGGCATGACTTGCAGTGCGATAGTAGGAAGTTGAAGGGCTCCCCGGCCCGGCCCCCCTTGCGGGAAAGTTCCGAATCACGCGGTCTGGATTGGGTTGCGGATTCATGCCGGTATTACGTTGATCGGGGAGCCGGTAAGGTTCAGAGGCAAAATGCCAAAATCGTGATGATCCCCGCGAGCCACCCAATTAGAGCCCCGGCACACGCGCCGCAGAGGCGCTCATAAAGCCGCTCGCTGGCGGCAGCCTGTTCGGCAAGGCGCATTTTTTCCAAGGGGGTTGAGTAGTCGCCAAATTGTTCGCGTGGGGTCATATTATTTACCTGTTGTTTTGAGCATCGGAAAAGCGCTCTCGGAAAGTTCATCGAGATACCCTGCCAGTTCCACGTCAGCAAAAAACATGTCGTGGACATCTCGACACGGCTCTACTTTTGCGAAAATCCAGACGCAGGTTCTGCCGGATTGCATTTCACAGGTAAGCACATCTCCTTCTATTGGCTTGGGAGTTTTCCAACCGTTTACCTTGCAAGGGAAACCTTCTCCGCCAAAGCTCCACTGAATTGAGTCTCCCCAACCGCCGCCGACCTTAAACACTGTAGCGTCTTTGCGCGGAGCAAGCTTAGTGATCTCTACCTGCTCAAAAACTGATGGGCTCATATTACCTACTTCCTTTACGCGCCTGCGGAGCGCACCCGGCATCATGGTTGCTATACACTTGCGAGATGGCGAACGCGGCCCGCTCGGGGCCTACGTTGCGGCGGCGCAGGGCATCAAACAGGGCGAGCACGCGCCCGTTGATGGGGTCAGCCGTCACGTAGGCAGGGTCTTTGACTGGAGTGAATGGGATGTTTTTCTTTGGTTCTACGAGTTTTGGCATGGGAGTTGTGGGGTTAAATGTTGAAGGAAATTTCCCGCTACTCAGTCTCCAAAATGGTGATGAGTTGTTTGACTTGTGATGCACGAGCCGCCGCATCAGCCGCCGCATCAGCCGCCGCATCAGCCGCCGCAAAAGCCGCCGCATCAGCCGCCGCAAAAGCCGCCGCATCAGCCGCCGCAAAAGCCGCCGCATCAGCCGCCGCAAAAGCCGCCGCATCAGCCGCCGC